CTTCAGTTTGGGAAGCTTCAAGAGTTTCGAGTCTCTTAGAGACTTCTTGAGCCACTCTTTCCTCGAAAGCTTTTTGCTCTGCAGCGATAAAATCTTTATTTTTATGCTTCCAAACCTTGGAAAGTTTTTCTTGATAAGAAGCAAATCCTTCTTCTGATTCATCAACTTGAGCGAGTTCTGAAGCTAAAATCTTAAGATCTTCATCATCAAGATCGTACACTTCGCTAAGAGCTTCCATTCTAGAATTAAATCTAACCTCAGCTTCTCGCGAGGAATTTTCTTGCTCTAAAGCAATAAGTTTATCTTTCGTTGATTTTAATTGCTCTTCCACTTCAAGCATTTTTTCTTGAAGAGAAGCTTGAGCTTGAGAAGCTTCTTCTTTTTCAGCCTTGGCTTTTTCTAGATCCGCAATATACTGTTCGCTTTTTTCTTTTATTGCGTCACTAAAAACCTTAGAAATGCTAGCGACAGTTTCTTCTGAGAAATCTTGCTTGCCAAGCTTTTCGTCTAAAGCTGCTCGGAATTCGTTGATAATTTGTTTTGTATCCATAATTAAATTTTTATGTTGTTCTTTGTTTAGTACATCTTGTTTTTTCGATTGGGAAGTTTTTTTGCTTTTAATAATTATTTTGTCGATCGGTTGGTTGCGGCTAGGCTTATCAGCTTGAACCTGCCCGCTCTCGGCGACAAGCCCTTTTACGTCTGCAGCTGGATTCGATGTAAAACCTATTCCAAGCGGATATATATCTCCAACAATTAATCGGTTAACTTTCCGCCCGTCTTGTAATTGCCCTTTTCCTCCCGAAGACTTTAGATACGGAGCGTAAGCTTTTATTTCTTCCGGGTCGGATATAATACTAGAGTCCAGTAAGTCATCTCCACCGACACTAACAACATACTCATTAAAGCCAACCTCCCAGCTTGCGGATACAGTCTGAAAGAAATCGCTTTCTTGATCCGTGGAATTAACGACCAACTCAGCAAACTCTTTGCTTGCGGTTTTGTATACAACTGCAGCGAGCGCTATATTAAAAGGCTCATCCTTAATTAAAGCCGCCTCTTCGCTGATTAATTCGGAGTATTGACTATACTCAGAAAACCCAGCAGAAACTATATGCCCAACAATTCTATCCCTGTCGTGTTCAATGTTTGTCGGTTTATGTACAAAATAATCTTTAACAGCTACAGCTGTTTCACTATCTATACCGTCCCCGTTTTTATTGAATTTATTTACTACCGCAGCATTAAACGCCACAGCAAGCAAATCTATATTCTTATCTAAATTTATATCAGAAGGAATCAATGGGCGAAGAGACTCTATAGAAGCTTTGCTAATTTGCGATTCTTGCATTTGACTGGATGCGCAAATAACATTATCGAACTTTGTTGTATACTTATAAGGTAAAGACATTTCAGTTTAATACACTCACTTTATAAACATGGGAGTAAAGGTCGCAGAGACTGTCTCTATTTTTGAATCCATCATATCATAATAAAGTTTAACCATCCAATTTCCAAGAACCAATGCGGAATAACTATCTTTCCTCGCTTTCTCTGGCCCAGTTTGGCGCCTCAAGCTCGAAGGCAAGTCAAAACTTTGAGTGCCTGCGGAGGATGTTGTTATCTGAACCAAAGAGCATTGCGTTTTCACCAAATTCATCATGTCAAATTGGTGCTCAACAAAGTCTATCATTTTCGCGGAATTAGTTTGCCTCTCTTGTGATTGAGAGGTTTTTAAAAATTCGATTTTATCTATCGGTATTTTTTTTCTTCTTTGCTCGTTGTACGAATCATCAATAGCTCGAGAACCAAACAGTATTCTTCTGTGATCAAAGTTCGACTGCAGAAGTTCATTTGCTCGACGGATCCACTGGCTAGTAGGCTTTCTTAAGTAACAAATAGTTTTATTTTCTAAATTATATTCGCGCTTACCTTCTATTAATTTTTGTTGATAATTTTCTATGTCATCAAAGTTTGTATTTAAGCATTGTATATTTAGTTTATTCTTCTTAAACAAGCTGCTTTCATTTGCAGCATTAATAAACTGAACTCCTCCATTATAATCTCCTACAATAGATACAATATTAAAGTGATTTAATAAATAATAAAAATAATTTATATGTTGTCTTAAATTTGCACCAGCCAAAGCGTAGCTATGAACTACGACTCCAATCTTTTTTTCTTCGTTTAGCTTTATAACCATCATGGCAAAATCATCGCTGCTTTCACTTTCCGCCCAGCTAGGATCAAAAGCGAGAATATATTTATCTCCAGGACTGCCAACTATTTCCGTGCATGGATTTTCTCCGTCCTTTAATGTGCATGCTGCCATTTTAGAGGTCTTAAAATATCCAGAACTATCATCAGTAAATATCGCCCCAAACTCCCTATCGAACTGACTCTGACTCATGGTTGACTTTGCTTGACTAATTAAATTTTGATCGTATAGCTGCCGGGGAGCACAGTCATAGCTGAACTGCATGATGGTTCTGTGAGCGTCCGACTGCTTGTTTCCCCCAATCTGAATTAAATTTTCAAACTGCTCATAGGCTTTATACATATATTCAAATTTATAACTAGCAGAAGAAAGAGCTATAAGTTTATTATTTGGCCAAATATGCCGATCGCTCTCCTGAAGCTTTCCTTGTCTGATTAATTCAGTTTCTACATTATAAATATCTTCTCTTTGAGTTGGGTTTTCTACAACACTCAAAAACGGTATTATAACTTCATTATAAATTCGCTCGGGCATTAATGCAAATTCGTCAATAATTATCCTGTGAAAACGAAAGCCCCGAAGCTTTTCTCCGTCCCCCAAGGGCAGGGCTCGAATTCTTGAGCTGCCAATCTCAAGAAGCCACTCGTCATTACTTTTTGATTTATGAGTTATACATTGAGAAAGATACATTGCCTCAGGCTTTGAAGCGATATCTTCTATTTTTTTAAATATCATTTTGGCCTGACGAAAAGACTTTGAAAGTATGCCGATTTCTACGCCCTGGTTCATTATTGCTTCTAGATATGCGTATATAGCAGTAGTAAAAGACTTACTCATTCCCCGACTCCACACTCCCATGAAATAATCGGTTTCAAACATGGCTTTTATGGCCATATGTTGAAAAGGAAACAGCTTCACTCCTGAAATTAAATCCGTAGTAAAGGTTATATTTTCTCTTAAGAATTTATAGAGTAGTATTTTAGCTTCTCTTTCTTCAAGATACCCCTTCATCTCTAAAAGCTTTTCGTTAAAGTCTCTGTCGGGACTTCTTGATTCTTGGTTGCCTACCTCCCAGCTCATTATATTAACCCTTTGTCTATATAATATTGAAGGTCAACGTTCCACAGTTTCTTTCCAAGCTTCAATAATTTAGGTATAAACTCTTCTGATTTTTCTCTACTGCCGGTAAATATAAACTGACAGTTTCCCGAGAATTGATGATTTAGCACTCTCATGTTATGATAAATGTATTTTAAATTAGATTTGTGTGCCCCGCGCCTATTGTTGGATTCTATTTGCGCTAAGTCGCTTTCTACAGCTACGAATAAATAACTATCAAAATCTTTTGTTCTCTGAAGTTCATACTCAAAGCGATCTAAGTTGTTTTTGCTGAGTGTGGATTTAAAATCCTGCTCTCCCTTTCGGTCCACATAGGTATAATCATAATCCGCCCCGCCCACAGCGTAATCTCCAAATTCTAGCTTCATAGGTTCCGAGTTGGGGAAAGTTAGAGGCTGCTGCTCTCTAGTGTCTACAAATATTTTCATTTTCGGGTCTATTTTCTGCTTGAATGATTCCGGCAATCTTTCGCCAAACATAGGCTTTATTCCTATAGCGTCGCAAGCAGCAGTATAAGACCCATAGTGTTTTTGAAAAACATCTATAGTGGGCATGTGATTAATCATTAATTCAACATGTGAAGGGGCAAACTTTAAACCTTTAGCGGCGACTCTTTTTTTTAATAAATTAATTATATATTCTTTTACCTCTGATGGTTCTGTTTTCTCGCACCAACTTATCAATTGTTCATATGTAGAAAAGTCTCTGTTAAAATAATCATCCTTATTCTTAAATGGCAAGGGTTCTTTAGTAAATAAATTATAACGAGGATAATATTTTGTATAATATTCTGCAAGTATTATTTTATGAGATTTTAAATGAGCATGCATACTCTTCTCCGAGAAGAAGGGTTGCGAGCAAACCTTACAAATAAATTCGCCTTTTGGTGCGCTCATACGACATCGTCTTTAGATACCCCAAGAACCCTAGCCTTCCAGTCGGGCATAGATTCAAGATTGTCAGCCTCTTCCTTGGCGGCTTTTCTTTGCATGTTTGCTATTTTTATCATCACCTTACGTTCTTCCTCTTCTTGGAATAGTTGAACCAAAGCTAGTATGCTAGAATTTTGCTTTTGCTGGGATGACACTCTTTTTGACCTATCCCCTTGTAATTTTTGAATTAAAGACTCCATCCTTTTTTCGCACTGGTTATACTCTTCGCTCTTTGTCTTCAAAAGCTCTGCCAGCCTGACGGTTAGATCTTGCTGGTCTTCTGCGTCATTGAACATTCTATTCAACTTGCTCATAGCTCCTTGGATGTTTTTTAAATGAATATAATCCATGCAAACATTAATATATAAATTAATTTCATCATTACTCAAATCAGGTTTATCCCAGGTAGCTCTTACGAATTCTGCCTCGAATAAATCTCGATCCTCCATGCTGTCATAATTATTTATAACTTGAGTAAATCGAGGAGAAGATAAAAAAGCCCCTAATGATTCGATAGCTTTTTTTTGCCCTATATTTAACTTTGCCTCTTCAATATTTTTCTGACAGTAGTCGTTGATTTTTTTGATTATTTTGCTTACGGCTTTTGGGGCAGAATATTTTCTATTTACAGCGTTTTCGGAAGGGTGTAAATCTAGCGAATC